TGGGACGCGCACTTAACCTCGCTGGATACTTCGCTAAGACTAAACAAAGCCCAAAGAAGGCAATTGAAACGACTAAGCCAGCTCTTGCGGAATTCATAAAAGAACAGCGCCCTAATGACCCTGAGCCAATTGTCTGGGATGTTACTGCAGTAGCTGATGCGCTAGGTGCTGAGATAATTGATGAGTTGCCACTATGTTCTAACGGATGTGGGCCAATGATTCTTAAGCAAGGCACAAAGGAAGGCAAGGAATATAGAGGCTGGGTTTGTCCAGTTCCTAAGTCTGGCCATCCTGCTAAGTGGATGCGTATTGGGTCAGATGGGCATTGGGTATTTCAGAAATGAGCATCAAGCCTGAGATTTGGCGTAATTACAATCATATTTATTGGCATATTGGGCGATTTACAAATAAATCTTTAGCTTTGGAAATCGCTTGGGGTGCAGGTTTTGAAGATGAAATTGAGATGCAATTACACATATTTAGATGGCGTTTCTTTTTATCTATCAATATTAAAGGACGATTTGATGAGAGCTGATGCTCATCCCTTTAAGTGCTCAACTTGCTTAGCAGTAACGCCGCACATTGAGCTATATCGGTATGAGACTAGTGATATACCCGAAGCGCCTGAGGAAGTATGGTTGGTCGAGTGCCAGCGATGCTTCCTTCAACGCATTATCTATCCATCTGATCGCGTAGCTAGCAAAGAGGACGATATTGTGCGCTGCGAGCAATGCGGTGGGTGGAAGATGAAATCGGGTAAGTGTCGAGTATGCCGATTAGCAGCTGGTTTTGAACAAATCAGCGTAAAATACTGGACAGGCAACTCGACTATGGAAAGGCTTTATAACGATGAGCAAACCTCACTCTATTAAATATATTAAACAGCTAATGGAGTGGGGATTTGATAAGGAGTTTATAGCCAAGGATTGTGGTATCAATCTGGCATCACTTGAGACCAGATTAAGAAGGCAAGAAGAAAGGGAGCGCAATGGGAATCAAAGAACTGAGCCTAGAACTGGCAGCAGTAAGTCTGATAGCTGATGAGGCTAAGAAGGCCAAGGATAGGCTTAGAGCTGCACTACAGACAGAGATGGACAAGATAGGTGCAGACAGAGTAAAGGCTGAATATGGTGATGATGTAATCGCTTATGTGACTACCAGTAAGCCTAAATTTAAGTGGGTTATCAAGAACGAGCGCGAGTTCGTTAAATGGGTAAAGAGCAATATATCAAGCGAGATAGTTGAGACAGTCCGGGAATCATCTCGCGATGCAATACTAGATAAGTTTCACTATATCAATGGCGATGATGTTATTGATCCAAATGGTGAAAGAGTTGAATGGCTAGAAGGCACAATAGCTGAGCCTTATCTGGTTACTAAGTTTCATAGTGATGGCAGGGAAAGGCTGAAAAACGCCTTTCAATCAGGCCAGTTAGAGTTTAGGAAAATATGGGAGTTAGAATGAAAGATGACATATACCCAATATGGAGAGATATAGATGATCATATGGATATGCCTGATGGAGTTGATTTATAGCAAATACTAATAAAACTTGTCCATATAGTGAGATGAGGAGTAAGTCAATGCGTAAGATATTTGACAAAGGCATTACCATAACGCCAAAGCGCGGGCGCATAGCTGGCCCTTCAGCGAAGGTTAGGACAGCCTATTGCCTTTCGCTGATGCTACTGGCCTTACAGGCTATATCTATTGAATCATCAAAAGCAGATATGAATCTAAAGCTTTATGCTTACAATAAAATGGATTGGTCAGAATTCCAATGTTATAACTGGTTAATCCATAAAGAGAGTAGATGGAATCCAAAGGCTCGTAATGGATCACACTATGGCCTTGGTCAGATGCGTTCTACTTGGTATAGAGACCTTAGCCCTAGGCAGCAAATAGATGCACATATAAAATACATAAGACATCGATATAAATGCGCTTGCGATGCACTCAATCACCTTGAGACTAAGGGCTGGCATTGAGCAGACGCTACAACTCAAGCTATTACCAAAAGACAAGACTTCAAGTGCTTCAAAGAGATTACAACACTTGCCATTACTGCGGCCTTGAAGCCACTACAGTTGATCATCTAATACCTATCAGCAAGGGTGGCACTGATGAAGCTTCTAATATGGTGGCTTGTTGCATTCAATGCAATAGTTCTAAGCGCGATCGTATGACCCCTACCTTTTTTGAGCGCGCCAGCAGACCCACGACCCCCATTGGGAAGATTTTCCCTGAAAATGGCTCGGCTAGGCACTATCAGGAATGAAACAAATTGAAATGGCTCAATTGGGAGAGATTGCCCGAGTCCGGGACGAATCGACTTACCGAGGTGTGGCAGAACCGCGAATTCACACAAAACTCAACCATTTACCCTCACTAGGCGAGCAAATGATTAAATTCTGCGAGGAAATCGGCTTTGAACTGATGCCTTGGCAGCAATGGTTGGCTCATCACAGCTTAAAACAAAAACCTGATGGCCGATGGGCTCACCCAGTAGTTACTTTGCTCTGCGCTCGACAACAAGGCAAATCGACCTTTATGGCGCTTCAAATTCTATTTAGGATTTATGTATTAAAAGAAAAACTGCAAGTTCATACTGCTCATAAGCTAACTACTTCAGCAGAGCTCTTTTATAAGATTTATGGAATTATTGAACAGAATCCAAGGCTAGCTGCTGAATTTACTAAGAAGCTAGAAAGTAAAGGCTTTCAAGAGCTTCAATTTACTGAAGGTAGGCGATATATCGTCCGAGCCAACAACTCGGCTGGTAGAGGCATTGCAGCCCCTGAAACGATACACCTAGACGAAGCTCGAGAGTATAAAGATGAGGATGTCTGGTCTGCCTTGCGATATACCCAAATGGCTAGCCCAAATCCTCAAATATGGGTTTATTCAAATGCTGGAGATCAACACAGCATAGTCCTAAATAAACTTAGGGAAAGAGCAATGGCTGCCATATTCGGTAGCAATGACGATATTGGCTGGTTTGAATGGTCAGCGCCTCAAGGCATTAAATTTGATAACTCGCCAGACTTTTGGCTAGGTGTCTGCCAAGCTAATCCCTCACTTGGCATAACAGTTCATCCAGACAACATAAGAGCTGTATTGTCAGACCCCGAAGATATTGTGCGCACAGAAGTCTTATGTCAATGGGTCGATACGATTAACCCAGTTATCAATCCGTCTCAGTGGGAGAGTTGCAAAGTTGAGGGACTTCGACTCAACCCTGAATCTGATACTTGGTTGGCTATTGATCTAAGCCCTAGTAGAAAAGAAGCGGCGCTAGTAGCTAGCCAAAGACTTGAGGGCGATAAGTTCCAAGTCATACTTCTTCAGACTTGGCATAACCCCGCTAATCTGGATGATAAAGCAATGGCTAATGATGTAGCAGAATGGGTGCGAAAGTATCCAGTTCAGCTGGTTGCCTATTCAGCCAGAACCGCTTCGGCAGTAGCTGCGCGATTAGCTCCTGCTGGTATTAGGGTTGAGCCGATAGATGGCCTTGACTATGCACAAAGCTGCGATGAGTTACTGGGAGCAATCTCATCTCAGCGGTTGGCTCACTCGGGACAAGATGAGCTAACTAAACAATGCCTATCCGCCGTCAAACTCCCTTTCGGTGACGGCGGCTGGGTAATGGGTCGCAAGGTAAGTAATACGACAATTTGCGGAGCGATTGCATCGGCTCTAGCAACACACTATGCAACTATGGCTGAAAGTAGCGTTGATATTCAAATAGTGTAAGTCGGCTCGCTTACAATGTAAGCAATGGGTGCTATAAGAGATTTCCTATTTCCAGCAGTTGAGGCCAAGCGCCCTATTGCGGTTACTGATGTTCAAGCAGCTTTAACACCAGTTCAGATTAGCGATTCAGTTTATAATATTCTCGGCGGTGCAACTAATACAACTCGCCAATTAGCAATGAGCGTTCCATCCGTTGCAAGAGCTCGCAATATCATATGCGGAACTATTGGCTCATTACCTTTAACAACTTTCAATCGCATTACTGGCCAATATGTTGATCCACACAGAGTTATCAATCAGCCAGACCCAAGAGTTGCAGGATTTGTAATCTATTGCTGGCTTGCCGAAGATATCTGGCTATATGGCGCTGGTTATGGTCAAGTGCTTGAGATGTATAGCGCAACCGATGGCGGACGCGTCAGAGCTTGGACTCGCGTAAGTCCAGAACGCGTTACAGTTGATACCGATTTCCTTAACACTACAATTACTGGCTACAAAGTTGATGGCAAGTCAGTTCCGCTTAATGGCGTAGGTTCAATTATTAGATTCGATGGCGGAGATGAAGGATTGCTCCACAGAGCTGGGAAAACAATTGCAGCAGCAGTTTATCTAGAGAACGCAGCAGTCAATTATGCTAAAGAGCCAGCACCTTCAATGGTATTAAAGTCTAATGGCACTAATCTAACTGCCGAAAGAATTTCATCCTTGCTAACCGCTTGGAAAACTGCTCGCCAATCTCGCTCAACAGCTTTCCTAAATGCAGATGTAGAATTACAGCAATTTGGCTTTGATCCTAAATCAATGCAACTTGCAGAGGCGCGTCAATATGTAGCACTAGAATTAGCTCGGGCCTGTGGAATACCTGCCTACTTCTTGAGCGCCGAAACGACTTCTATGACTTACTCAAACGCGGTGTCTGAGCGGCGCTCACTAGTAGATTTCTCACTTCGCCCAATACTTAAGGCAATTGAGGAACGCCTATCCTTGCCGGACTTCACACCCAATCCAGTAATGACGCGCTTTGCACTTGATGACTTCCTACGCGGTAACGCACTAGAGAGAGCTCAAGTTTATGAAATCCTAAACCGCATTGGCGCGATGAGCGTTGAGCAGATTCAACGAGAGGAAGATTTGATTCCAAATGAAAGTTAATATCCCAATGGTCGTTACAGCGGCCGACACAATTAAACGCACCATAACTGGAACTATTGTGACTTGGAACGAGCAAGGCAATACTTCAGTTGGCCCAACAGTCTTTGCAGCTGATTCAATTGAAATCAAGCCAGTTAAGTTGCTTCTTGAGCACGACCGCACTCGGCCAATTGGCAAGATGGTCTCTCACAATGTAACTAAGTCTGGCATCGAAGCTACTTTTAAGATTGCCAATACTATGGCTGGAGAAGATGCCCTAATTGAAGCAACTGAAGGCTTACGCGATGGATTTAGCGTTGGAGCGCAGATTAACGAATGGACAAACAACAAAGGCGTTATGCAGATTACCTCAGCGACCCTAGATGAAGTATCTCTAGTAACTGATCCTGCAATTGATTCTGCTCGCGTAAGCGAAGTAGCAGCTTCTGAAAATGAAGCACCAAAAGAAGATTCTGATTTAGCAACCGCTGATTCAGAGAACCCAAACGAAGGAGACCAAGTGTCTG